TGATTGGCTGTAGTGTTTCAAATGTCACAGGCTCATCTCTGCCTGTGGATCTCAGCCTAGTAAAAGCGGACTCAACAGTAATCCATCTAGCCAAGGCAACTCGTGTGGATGGAGGGACGACCACTGATTTTTTAAGTGGTAAAAAGTTAGTCATGCAAGCTGGGGAAAAGGTGCAACTTGTTTCCAAGGTGGCCGACTCTCTGGACTGTGTGGTGTCTGTACTGGAGGACGTTGATTAATGGCTAATGAATATGGGATTTATGAAGGCACTGAATTTGCCGACAAAACTTTTTATGGCTTTAAACTACGAACTACGGGCGATTTAAACGTAGACGTCATTAATGATGGGACGACACCAGTACGTCTTCCAGACGAAAATATCATCGACCCAGAGGATTACAAACAGTGGTTTTGGTCAAAAGCAACTGTGACATTCCGATGGGATAATGGTCACTTACTAATGGAAATGATATGAGCCAGATAATCGACTTAGGAAAACTACGTTTCTATTTCGCAGGTGACTGGGATTCTGCCACCACCTACGAATTAAACGACATCGTCAAATACGGCGGTAATATTTATGTATACACATACGGGCTAAAAACCAACGGCCAAACCCCAACGAACACAGTTTATTGGGCATTGATGGTTGAAGGATTTAAGTTCACAGGTGTCTACGATAATACAACAGCTTACAGAATAGGAGATGGTGTTACCCATGGTGGTAAGGTCTATATCTGTATTCTGGACAGTACAGGCAATACGCCACCCAACGCTACATACTGGTCGCAATTTGCTGACGGTATTCAATGGGAGGGTGCGTATGACAATACTACCGCTTATCAGAAAAACGATATTGTTACTTACGGTGGTAATTCTCTTTATATTGCCAAGCTCGACACAACGGGCAACCTTCCCTCAGACAATACATACTGGGATTCTTTTATCCAAGGTATATCCTCAGAGGGAGTTTATAACGCCTCTACAGCTTATACCAAGAATGATGTTGTTGCCTATGGTGGTAATCTTTACAGAGCACTCGGAGATACGACAGGTAATCTACCGAGCAACACTACACATTGGGCTGAATATCTTGGAGGTATCAAAGCGCGTGGGGCTTACAATGCGTCCACAGCTTATGCCTTAAATGATGTTGTAAATTACGGCGGTAGTTTATATCGAGCTACTACAGAGACAACTGGCAACCTACCATCAGACGCTACAAAGTGGGAACTGTATGTTGTAGGCGCGGAGTTTAAGGGCGTATACGCCAATTCTACCGCGTATGTAATAAACGACGTAGTGACTTACGGTGGCAGCACCTACATTGCAAAAGGTGATACCACAGGCAATCTGCCAACGAGTACCTCTCACTGGGATGTTTATGCTTCGGGCGTTTCACCAAAAGGTGATTATGATAATACTACCGATTACGTCCCGAATGATTTGGTTGCTTACGGCGGATCTCTTTACAAGAACATTCTTGAATCAACAGGTAATCTGCCGACTGACACAACCTACTGGAGTGTATTCCAAACAGGAATTAACCCTAAAGGTACATGGTCTACAGGCACAGCCTACGAACCGGGCGATGTTGCTACCCATGGCGGTAACACTTTCCGAGCTTTATTGGCTCACGCTTCAACTACTTTCCCCGCAGACTTGGCGGCAAACAAGTGGGAGAAGTTTAACGGAGGGGTAGACTTCCGGGGAACATGGGCTGCGTCTACGGTATATATCACAGACGACATAGTCCAAAACGGTACGTCTTCATACATTGCTCTTGAAGATCACACGGCTGGATCAACCTTCGCCACAGACTTGGCGGCTGCTAAGTGGCAACTGTTTGCGGTTGGCGGATCAAATACGATCCCAAGCCAATCGGGTAACGCAGGAAAAGCTCTCGTCACAGATGGCACAAATTACGATTGGCAATCTGTCACACCAAGTTGGTCTGTAAAAACTGGAGCTTATACAGCAGTAGCAGGAGATTATTTGATTGTGAGCACCGCGTCTGCGGCAGTCACAATAACACTTCCAGCATCTCCGTCTACGGGCGATGAGGTGCATTTTGTGGATGCTACAGGAAACTTTGGAACTAACAACCTAACCGTTGCTCGTAATGGAAATAACATAATGGGAACCGCCTCAGACATGACGGTGTCAGACAACAACGCTGGCTTCGGGCTTGTTTATTATGCGGCGACTACCGACTGGAGGATTATAGATGTCTAATTATAAAGACCACTTAATTGGTGTGAGTAGCGGTGCTGCTTCAGCACCACCATACGAGCAAACTTGGAATCTGGTCGCAAGTTCAAGTGGGTATATTAAAAACTCAAGTTATCAGTTGCAGTCATCTGAGACCTACCAGTCATTTAAACGCCTAGCTACAAAAGGTTTGTACGGGGGTATTTTTGACCCTCACAACAGTGGTAACACTGGGTTTGTTACAGCAAGAGCTTTTTCAGTAAACCAAAGCAATGGTGCAATTACTGTACATGCTTCAACAGACCTTTGGAGCCACAGCTACGGTCAAGTATTTAGTACATGTCATACAGGCGCAGTAGGCCATACATACATGAACATGGGCCATCACAAAAGCCCAAGCTACGGATCGACTCATAAGGGTTGGATATGGGCGTGTGAGTTTAATACAAGCGGGGGTGTCGAGAATTATGGAAACAGTGCTGCGCCGCAAAACATGTGGCCGCACTCTAATGGCGATCTGTGTATGGCTACCAGTGCTTCCAAAGACGCATACGCGTATGGAAGACGTTCAACCTATAACCAAAACGACAGTAAATATTGGCATCAGCGCGGATACCACGTGAACGGTAGTGTGGGTTACGACGATTACACTAATCCCAGTGCTGGCACATCAACAAACTATGCTTATCCCTACGCGCAACAAACCTACGACGACTTGCAACCCAATGGATACGTCGGTTGGCAAAACAACAGTAGTCAGGGAATATTTACTCCCCTCTATGGAAGTAGTGCTACTAGAGCCAGTAACTTACAAAGCGCACAGTATTATGGAAACAACAGCATCCCCTCATATATTACGGGCTTTCACCTGTCGAATGGCCATTATCTAACGATAAACACCAGCAATAATTGGTGGGTTAGATACAATTCGTCTGGGCAGCCTCAAGCGGGAACGTGGAACGGAGACACAGCCCCAGACGGTATTAGCCTCTTGTCTTTGGCTGCAAATATAGCGTACCACCAGTCGATTTGTGTTCCTACAGGCACAGCCGACACATGGTTAATGCCTAACTCAATAATGGGTGGTTTCTTTAAAATTAACATAGACGTCAATAATAACTACAAAGTCACAATCCAAAAGCATTACCACACTCTTATGGCGGGCATGGGTCTAAACGTCGGCCCGTCTGGTCAAACTTTTGATGTGACAGGAAGCTCTAACCAGTATTTTGTTCATGCGAAAGTGAGTAGTGCATACTACACCATCAATGTCTATGACAACCCATTCTTGTAAGGAGGCAAAAAGTGACCCTAGATGAATTAAGAACTGAGCGTAATGCACTTCTATCAGCAAGTGATTGGGCTGTTTTGCCTGATGTTCCTTGCGCGTTAAGCCCTGCCCAAAAGGAAAACGTGGCGGTTTACCGACAAGCACTCAGAGATATTACGGTGCAATGGAAAAGCACAAAGACAACAATCGAGTGGCCTAAAGTTCCTTTTGAACTTGGTGGAAACCCTCTTGAAGGAATAGATCCTCCAGAGGACATGGGCGATGGCGAGTAGAATAAGAGTTTTAAACAATGTCCGACCAGATGATTCAAATACCGCGTGATGAATTAGAGACCATCATGAAGGAAGCGGCCAAGGAAGGTGCTAAAGCAGCACTGGCCGAGGTAGGTTTAAGCGATGAAGACGCTGGTAAGGACATCAAAGAACTTAGGAACCTTATAGACAGTTGGCGTTCCTCAAAAAAGATAATCGGTAGCACAATTCTAAAAATGGCCACAACAGGTGTACTCATCTTTGTTGCTGCTGCCGTAGCCATGAAGATGGGTATTGGATCAGGAGAGTAAGATGAGCGTAAAAAATAAAGCACATAAGGTTGTTATAGCCAAAGCAAAGCCACCTCGAAAAGGTAAGAAGTGCAAGGCTAAGTAATTATGGCTAAACCCGCCAAAGGCAAAGCAAAAGCCAAGACTGTCACAAACCCTAAGACGGGTCGTAAGCGCACAGTATCTTATGGCCAAGCTGGTAAAGCAAAAGATGGTGGCTCACGGGTACGCCCCGGAACCGCTAAAGGTGACGCTTATTGCGCCCGAAGTCTGGCTCAGATGAAGAAGCACAAGAAAGCGGCCAAAGACCCCAACAGCCCTTTACGTCTGTCTCGAAAGAGGTGGAAGTGTAAGGGAGCTAAGTCAATGAAGTAGGAGAAAAGCATGGCAAAACGTCCCGGCTTGTATGCCAACATTCACGCTAAACGTCGTAGAATAGCTGCGGGTAGTGGAGAAAAGATGAGAAAGCCCGGAAGCAAAGGCGCACCTACTGCAAAAAACTTTCGACAAGCAGCCAAAACAGCAAGGAAAAAATGACATCAAAAGAAAAATTACGAAAACTTAAAGAACTTGAGAACTCATCTGGTTGGAATGTACTGGTAGATATAATGAAAGAAGAGATTGTGCAGTCTGCGATGCAAATTGCAGAGTCTCCTAACATGTCGCTAGACGAAATCAACTACAGGCGCGGATCAATCTTTGCGGCTAAAAGACTTCTCGAACTCCCACAACGCTTGGCCGTCCATTTAGAAAACGAAATAGTGATGGACGACAAGTCTGACAAAACCACCGATACTTAGCTTACATTTAACAACCCCGCTATGGCCGGGAAAAGGAGATAGAAATGGCAACACCACAATCAAACGAGCAAATGCTCGCAGCAGTAGACAACATCGCAGCAAAGCAGATGGGCGTAGAGCCGCAACAGGCCGCTCCAGCACCACAAGCACAAGCTGCTCCACAAGCTCCACCGCAAATGCCGGAGCCTCCCAAGAAAGCTGAGACAGACAATGACAAGGCTGCGGAGAAAGGATCACCAGAGACAGAGGGTGATAAGGTATCGGCGGAAGCTGTAATCTACTCGGTAGATTTTGGTGAAGGCAATATGAGGGATCTTACCCCTCAACAGATCAAGTCTACCTTTGAACGCTATAGTGCGATGAACTACAAGAATGCGCAGTACAAGCCTGTGTATGACATTGTAGATCAGATCATGCGCGACAACCCCGGAATGAACTCCCGTGAAGTAGCACAGCAAATGGCTGCTGTATACAAAGCACAACAGTCCAATCCTCAAATGGGTAACACTGAAGGTCAACAGCAGATGAAAGCTGGTCAAGGCCAACAGAATCCTAAGATGGGTCTGGATCAGGCTTTGAAGAAGTGGGAAGAAGAGAACGCAGCAAGTCTGCCACCCGGATATGCAGAAATGCTACAAGGCGGCATGGGCG